CGGTAAAAAGGTGGAAAAGCAGACCAAGAACGGTAGACGCTATACTTATTACATGTTAGAGGATTCCAGAGTAGATTCTTACATCTATAAGTCTACGATGATTAATCATCCATGCACAATCTGGACTAGACAATCAACCCGTAACTATGATTGGTTGTGCAAGCACACACTTGCTTTATGTGAGCAATACACAAAGCGTTATGGTAAGACACATGTATCTACACAATTAGCAGAGTGGCTGTTTAGACACCCACCTACTGGTTTAAAGATTGATAGTCTTACTCCATTTGCTCAAGCAATGCCAGACCAGTATAAGCATCAAGATGCAATTAAAGCATACCGAGATTATTACATTTTTGAAAAATCTAGGTTTGCAAAGTGGAAACTGGGAAACACCCCTGAGTGGTATTTGGAAGGACTCAAAGAAAATTCTTTACTAAATAGTAAAGAGGAAACGATAAATGGAGCAACCGTCTGAAACATATACTCTACATGACCTGCGCGAAGGTATTGCCAAGCGTAAATTAGTTGTACGCAAGGGCAAAAGAAAAGTATTGTTTCGTTGCAAACCCGGTGAAAAGAAAGTAGGCAGACAATGCCGAAGAATACCATCTTCCCAGTTGACAAAACTTAAAAGAAGAGCTAGATTAGCAGCAAGGAAGGCTCGTACCAAAAGAGTAAGAGCACAAAGAAGGAGAAAGATCTCTCTCCGTCGTAGGAGAAATATCCCGAAAACTCCAAGGTGAAATTTAATTATTTGTCATGATTATATTTAAAAAAGTACGCTGGAAGAATTTCCTTTCAACAGGAAATAATTTTACAGAGATAAATCTAGATAAAACTAGAACCACTTTAATTAGTGGTGAAAATGGTGCTGGTAAGACAACCTTACTAGATGCTATTACATTTGTTTTATTTGGTAAACCCTATAGAAATATCAATATTCCACAATTAGCAAACTCAATCAATGAGAAGGATTGTATGGTTGAGATTGAGTTTGTATCTGGTGGTGTAGAATATAAGATCCGTAGAGGACTTGCACCAAAGATCTTTGAGGTCTACAAGTCGGGTAAGATGATGGATCAGGATGCTAAATCCAAAGACTATCAGAAGATGTTGGAAGAAACCATACTGAAGATGAACTATAAGTCATTCTGTCAGGTGGTTATTCTTGGTTCCACCAACTATGTCCCATTTATGAGACTTCCTGCAGCAGATCGTAGAAGTATTGTAGAAGATTTGCTAGACATCAATGTGTTCTCATTGATGAATACACTACTAAAGTCTCGTATGGCTCAAATGAAGACAGACATCGCAGAACTAGAACACAAGATCGAGTTACAGAAAGAAAAGACAATTGCTCAGAAGCGTCATATTGAAACTCTTGCTAACAAGAACAAAGAGACAATAGACCGACATGAGAAAGAAATTCAAGAATCTTATAAGCAAATTGAAGAGCATCAAAAAGAAATTGATGAAAAGAAAAAGAAAATAGAAGAACTTATTCAGATGTCTTCTCAAATTAATGTTGATGCCGAGGTTGAAAAATTAACAGATCTTGGCAGAACCATTAGTATGGAAATGAGAAAGTTAGATAAAGATATTTCTTTTTATTCAACAAATGATCATTGTCCATCTTGCTCACAGAAGATTGATTGTGAGCACAAGGAAAAGGTTTTGACTGAAAGAAACAAAAAGAAGTCAGAACTAGAGAAGGGATTGCAATTACAAGAAAAGCAAATGACTAAGTTGAGTGAAAAAGTCGTAGAAAAGAATCTAATCAATAACAAGATTATTCTAGAACAAAAGATGATTCATGAAATTGACAGTCAGGTAAATGCGACAAATAAGTATGTCAAGAAGTTGCGTTCGGATATTGATAGTATTCAATCAGATACAAAGAATATTGATGAAGAGCAGGCAAAATTAAAAGAGATGGGTCAAGCAGGTAAAGAACTTGTTGAAAACAAGTTGAAACTAAATGATGATATGCATTACTATTCTCTTGCATCTTTCTTGATGAAGGACACAGGAATTAAGAGCAAGATTATTAAGTATTATTTACCAATTATGAATAAGATAATTAACAAATATCTTGCACAAATGGATTTCTTTGTTCAATTTGAATTAAATGATTCATTTGAAGAAACCATCAAGAGTCGCCACCGTGACATCTTCACATATGATAGTTTCAGTGAAGGTGAAAAACGAAAGATTGATTTGTCTCTTTTGTTTGCATGGCGTGCAGTTGCACAATTAAAGAATTCTCTTAATTGTAATTTGTTAATATTTGATGAAGTATTGGATGGTAGTTTAGATGATGTGGCTACTGAATCTTTCCTTTCCATTCTGAAAGGACTTGACAAAGGTACTAACATCTTTGTAATATCTCATAAGTCAAAGGAACTATTACAGGATAAGTTCCAAGATCATATTACATTCGTCAAACGAAACAATTTTAGCAAGATAGATCAGTAAAATGTTAAATAAAGAACCTTATAAAAATTATATGTTGGATCCAAATAATCCTCCAATTAATGGATTGCGCGTATCATTTCCTACACGAAATGGTATAAGAAAAATCAGAGAAGAAGCATCTAGACGGGGAATTACAAATATAAAATCCACATATTATGGTCATTATGTTTCTGTATTACCACCAGAATTAGTAAATGAAGATAATGTAAAATGGTTAAATGCAAATAAAGCCATTCGTGAACCATTGCCCATTCCTATTGCAGAGTTGTATGTACCTGAAGTAAAGGTAAAATCCGAACCTGTAAAAGTTGACCCTAAAAAGTGGGCAAGTTGGGCAAAAGGATTATAATGAAAAAGAAAAGGAAAGTTGGTAAAATAATCAAAGAAGATTTTTATAAGTTTAATCTTCCTGATTGTTATGCTAAAAATCCTAAATTGCACAAAAAAAGAATTCAAAAAGAAGAATACAAAAAAGTAAAAGAAGAACAAGAATTTTTTGAGTGGTACGAAAACGAACTTAAGAAATACGGTTACAAATGAAAAAGAAAAAGAAAAAGTCCCGTCGTATTGGTCGAGGTGATTCTGTAGATTCTCTAATTATGGGTAGCGAACCCGTGTGGAAGGATGCAGATAAACTAACACCAGAGGAATTAGATACCAAGATTCTTCGTGCTATTAATTGGTATAGTTATTCTTGCGATAACAATATGTGCAAACCTTGGGTTATTGATTGGATGATGAAGAATGAATATTCCAAGAAAGATATCAAGGCTGCAATGTGCTGTGATATCAACGCTATGGAATTCATTTATATCGGTAGCCGTTGTCGTATTATGAATTTGGGTGGTAAACTTCGTCCTGAAACTGTGGATATGATCAAAAAGAATATTAAACAAATTATTCACGAAGGTATCCATAAGCCAGCAAAGGTTGAAGATCCAAATAAAGAAAAGGTGAATGTTCAAGAAAGAATTCAAAAGAAAACAGTTGAGTACATGTCAGTAATCGAACAAAGAGTCGATGATTTATTTGACTTGGCTGAAAAAGATGGTAATCTAAAGAATATAGAACACTCCGAATGGTTGCGTATGCAAGGCATTAAGTCTGTTCACCACAAGAAACTTGCAAAGGTACTTGATCCACATATCAAGGAACTCAAGCAAGCATATAAGGGAGATCCCGATCTTAAGGAGGGATTCTCTTTCCTTGGTAAGCGTAAGATCAAGGTTGTAATTGAAGCACTCGAAGAACTTAAAGATATTTTAAACACAAAATGATTTTAGTTGATAATACACAAATTATTCTCGGTACAATTTTTGCACAGTATGATTCACCGATGGATGTAACTCTTGAACTTGCAAGACATGTTACATTATCGACATATCGCATGTATCGTAATATGTTTCACAAGGAATATGGTGAATTAGTTCTTTGTCAGGATGCCGGTAATTACTGGCGACGCGATATTTTTCCAAATTACAAGATTAATAGGAAGAAGACGCGAGCAGTGGATGATTATAACTGGGATCGTATTTTTGAAATCCTTGATACCATTCGCACAGAAGTTCAAGAAAACTTTCCATATAAGTCTATTAAGGTAGAACGGTGTGAAGCAGATGACATCATTGCTACACTTGTAAAGCACTATCATGGTAAGGAAAAGATCATGATTGTGTCAAGTGATAAGGATTTTCAGCAACTATTCCGCTATCCGAATGTAAAGCAATATAGCCCGATTAAGAAGAGTCTGGTGACTTGTACAGAACCAGATCGTTATCTCTTTGAACATATTATAAAGGGCGATGCTACAGACGGTATTCCAAATATTCTATCTGCGGATGATACATTTGCTGTAGATGGAAAGCGTCAGAAGCCGCTTGCTGCAAAAAAACTTGCACAGTGGAAGACATTCAGTGATGTGCCACAAGAGTATCAAACTAATATTAATAGAAATCAAATGTTGGTGGATCACACATATATACCTATGGAGTATGAGAATGCTATTCTGGAAAAGTTCAATGAACCGCCAGAAGGAGATAGATCAAAGTTATTCGACTACTTCGTTGAAAAGCGATTGAAAAATTTAATGGATGTAATACAGGATTTTTAAAATGACAAAGTTAATATCTGAAATAATTTATGATGTTAGAGATGCAAAAACAGAAGAAGAAAAAATTAAACTTCTTCAAAAAAATAAATCAATGGCACTTATTCAGTTGTTGAAATTTGCATTTTTAGATAAGTATCCTAAATTGGAAAAAATTCCAGAGTATCTTCCAGATGATTCACCAATTGGATTTTCTTATTGCAAATTGTTTAAAGAATACAAGCATGTACCATATTTTTATGAAAAATATGAAGGATTTCAATTTAATAAGCAACAAAATAAATTAAAATTAATGCTCGAATCGTTACATTGGACTGAAGCAGCACTTCTTGAAAATATTCTTAAGAAGGATACTTCATCGTTTGGTTTTGATTTAAATACTTTAAAGAAAACTTTTCCTGGAGAATTTGTTTGAGCCATGTCTGAAGATTACAGAGATCAATTTAAAGATAAAAGTTTAGCAAAAAAAGTTGAAAAGAAAGCATCTAAAACTAAAAGAAGAGAACAAAAGATGCAATTAGAAGACTTTAAGTATATGAATAAAGACGAAATGTTTGATATGTTTGATGAAATGGAGGGATGATATGTCTGATAATAATAAAGAAAGTGACGAAAAAATAGAAATAAAAGAGGCAGGTTTAATAAAAAAGGCTGCTACTTTTGCAGAGTCAATGGTTTCTAAAGGAATCAATAATAAAAAAGCAGAACCAGCAACAATACACTTAAGACAATTAAGTTGTCACGGTGATTCTAATAATAAATTTCCCGCCTGTTCTGAAAGAAGAGATAGTGTAAAATTTCCAGGCTCTTATTACTGCAATGCATGTGGTTGTGGTGATAAAGAATTAACGCAACTTTCTACTAGAAAATTAGATAATGGGGAGAATGCATATTATAAATTAGAATTTCCTAAAGTGCATTGTCCATTGATGATGCCAGGATTTACTAATTATGTTCCTACTACCCCAGGAGTTTCTGAAAATGGTAGGAAAAAATATATTGAATTTACTAATGGTATAGAGTATATTAGAGAGAACTCTAAGTGATAAAGGAGAATGTGATGACATCTACAACTATGAAAATTTCCAAGCGTACATTAGACATCTTAAAGAACTATGCGTCGATTAATTCAAACCTGCTAGTAAAGCCAGGCAATACACTCTCAACCATTTCTCCAGTAAAGAACATTCTTTCTGAAGTGGAGGTTGCAGAAACCTTTGAAGTAGAATTTGGTATTTGGGATCTAAACAAGTTCCTTGGTACTATTTCTCTTTTCAATGATCCAGAGTTTGAGTTTGATGATAAGTCTGTAACCATCAGTGGTTCAAACAATTCATCTGTGGTTTATCGTTATTGTGAACCAAAGTTGCTAACTGTTCCAACCAAGAAGGTACAGATGCCAAAAGTAGCAGTTTCATTCGAACTGACTCAGAAGGCATTCTCTGAACTTTTAAAGGCAGCAGCAGTTCTTCAACTTCCTGATATTGGTGTTCGTTACAACATCGATGATTGTAAGGAAGGTAAGATTGAGATGTTTGCAACTGACAAGTCTGACCCAAGTTCAAACTTCTATTCATTCCCAGTCGGTGATCATAGTGGTGAAGAATCATTCAAGATGTTCTTCAAGACCGAAGATTTAAAGTTGTTCCCCGGTGATTATGAAGTAGAACTTT